TTACTTTTCCTCTCCTTCCGGTATTGAATAGACCTTAAGCTTATCGGGATTGGCGTTGGCCCAGAGCGCAATCCCCAGCGCCTCCCATTCATCCTCCCGCTGCCACACCTGGATCTGGGGGAAGATCTCCTCCACCCTGCGCCGTATAAGGGGCTTCCCTACCGTCCCCTTCCATTGCTTGGCCGTAACCATGGCAAAGGAGGAGCCATTGAGGACGGCGGTTCCCAGGGAAACCCCTGTTGCGATGCACAGTTTGGTCAGCCCTTTCTTCTTTACAAGGTCGTGCCCCCGCGCACTGTTCTCGAAAGTGGGCATCTCCACCACCGTGAGGATGTTGGGTAAAAACGGAAAGGAGGAAAAAGTTCGTTCGAAGATGTCCTGCATGACCGTGGCGATGATTCCGTAGCGCAGATGGGTGAGCTCCTTGTCCGATTTAATGACACCGCTCCTTATATGCTCCACTACTTCCTTTTCCGTTCTTATGATCCCGTACCCCGTGTGGTTGATGCTGGGGTCGATGCCTACTATGTATCTTTCTGTCATGGTCGTCCTGTAAAAGGGTCGCGCATCGTGTTGGCCGAAAGGACGTTGGCGGGCGTCACCAACGCGACACGCTTCCCAGTGTTGTTAAAAAGGAACGTCGCCTTTTTCCAAGGGCTCGATGGTGGTTGTCTTATCGACCGCCAGACTGTTAGCGTAGACGTTGATGAACTTGCCAAGTTGCCCTTCCTTGCCTTTGGACCTCTGCACGTTCCCGTGCCACAGCTTGTTAACAAGGTTATCCTCAACCCATGGGGGCACTTCCTTGATCGACATGGATTCCACCGGCACACCCAGCGCCCTGCAAAAGTCTCGCAAGAAAACCTTGCTCTTGCTGTCGGAGGGTGTGAACACCACCCGGTTACTGAACCCCTCGTTCTTCTTTTCAGCGCCTTCCACGTAGAAGATGATCTTGGGCTCGTTGTCCTTCCAGATCGCCGTTTCCACGCTGGAAATATAAAGCAACTGCGGCCCCTCAATCAGCGTTTCTTTCCATCCCTTGTCGTACTCTTCGTCAAACCATGAATTGTCTACTGTCATTGTTCTGTCTCCTGTCTGTTAAAATAGTTTTCAATAATTGCCCAACCCGATTCCTTGGGCTCGATAACATGCTCAACCCCCTCAAGCTTACCCGTGCGATCACCCGCCACAAGATGGGGTGTCTGGGTGAACGTGAGGTGTCGTGCATTGACCATCTCGTTGCCCCTGCGGGCGTTCTTAAGATACATGTAACCGATCATATCCACCATGGGGTACACGATCTGTTTACACTGCTTGCCGTTCCATTCCGGCTGATAAACCGTGACCTCGTTGTTGAACACGAAGGTACTCTTGATCTCCTCGTGACAGATAAAAACAAGACGCAGACCGGCCCTTTGTAAGCCAAGGATCGGCCTGCGTAGAGCATCGCGAGCCATTGCCCATCCCCGGCCATACTCTAAATCCGCTAACGAGGAAACGTTGTTTTTCTTACAGACGTGCGTGACCGCAAGCTCGTATGCCGCAGTCACCGTATCGAACACAATGGTTTTGTACCCATGGGAGGTTTGGGCAAGACTTTTCGCCACATCCACGAACTCTTCGTAACTCCCGAAGCAGTCCTTATCCGTCGGAGACTTGTACACCGACAACGCCTTGAGCCCCGCCTCGAATGCAAGAAAATACGCATCCGGTATACTTGCACAGAAAGTACTCTTGCCCACCTTCGGAAGCCCGTACACCATGAAAGTGTAGTCGGCAAGGCTCGTGTGCACCAGTGACCTTTCTTTAGCTATCACGCCCATTTTCTTTCCTTTCGTTTATCGAATTCTTTGCAACAATTCGTCCGCCTCTTTACGAAGACGCCTGTTTTCATCAACCTCACCTTTAATCATAAGGGTTAACTTGGAAACTTCTTTGTTAAAACGTTGCTGTGCCGCCCATGCAAGTATCTTTGCCATCAAATAACCGAAAACAAAACCTACACCACCGGTATACCATTCCATTATTTCCCCCTTTCGTCTTCAGCCAACTCCGGATGTGCAAACGGTTCCCTTTTATCGTAAAGATAGTAGCACCCGTCTTCCTCGTTACATATCGGAAGAAAGGAACAACGCACTTTATAAAACATGCAGCTTTTGCGGTTCTGGCAAAAGTAGTCGTCTACAAGACAATGCTGGATATCCGCCACGGTGGCCTTGATGCTTTTCCAGTCGTCCCCGGTCAAGAACTCCAGCGGTTTGTCAGTATCCTTGAACGGGATATCCATCTGGCGATAATACATCTCGGGGCGGTCTTTGTAGTCCTTGCATATGCGATTGCAATAACCGGCCCAGCTTTCTTTCTTCCCGCACCGGAGGGCAGGACGCCGCACGTAGTAGAACCGGAATCCCTGCACCCCGTCGAACTTCACACCGTTACCGGTCACCAGTTTCCGATAGATCAATACCTGGGGGTCGTGTTCGTACACATCCTCCACATCTTTCGGAAGCTCGCCCACGGTCTTGTAGTCGGTGATCCAAAGCTTCTCCGTGTCAGGATCTTTAACCAGCAGGTCCAGCTTACCCATGAGCGGTACACCAGAAACCGTTCCGCTAAGAACAACCTCTTTATGGGTGGAGCATTTATCGATATGGTCCTGCCACGGCAAACCCTGAACCATCCCGTAAAGCATGGCCCTTGTTTTTGCCAAGTCAGGCTCGTCATAGATATGCTCATTGGCCATTTCACGGATACGCTGGTCAATGAGGTTTATTGCGGCATCCAGACAATCACCCGTCCGAAACTCCTGGGCCTCGTGGAACAACCGCCCGATGAGCAACTTGGACACCTTGCCGCCCATCTGTTTGGGCACATAACCCTTCACCTGATTCAGGTAGTATTTACGCGGACACAACTGAAACGCCGTCAGCGTACTAGTCGTCACGCTCAATTGATCTGTTAACGAAGTCTGCATCACGAACCTCCCGTTCTAACTTGTCTCTCTTTTCCGTACTGTAAATGTGGCTGAAGTTTAGCTTGAGTTTAAATCGACCCTTCCTCATGCTTTCCGTGGCCTTGAACTTCCTGAACTCAGCCCTCACCTGATAGGCGAAAGGAGATAAAAGAAAGTCCACCACGTCAGATCGGCCCATACCCCACATCTTGCCCATCTTATCAATGCAGTCCAATACATCATAAGACAGGTAGAACGACGTCGGAGAACCGGTGCTGCTGGAGAAGGGTTTGTCCTTTCGTTTCTTAGCCATCCTCACCACTCCTTTCGATTAATGGTGAGCATCACTTTAGGCAGTTTCTTCACCACCGTCAATAAGTTTTTCAAATTATTTTTCGAGTTCGTTTTTAATAACAGCTATGTCACGGGTTATGATGTAAATATTGTCGTTGGTTTCTTTGCGAAGCCGCTCAATTTCTGCATGTCTGGCCTCGGCTGTGTCAAAGTGTTTGTCTGAATTCCAGGTAACAAACCCCATCATGAGCACAACAAGCGGTATAAACACGAACCACGGAACTCGGTTTTTTATGGATTTCCACATGTCTTTATGCGCCTCTTCGGCTTTGCAAGAGCGTTTGAGCCTATCCACCACAAGCGGGTGAGCTGAACAGTCCTTGCAATATTCAAGGTTATCGATTCCGCCATTATTTGGCACTTTTACGATTCCCTTTCCGCCCCGGATGCTCGTCCGTCCAGAACTCACTGAACTCAATGACCGGTATATTTAAAATACCATGATCGCCCAGTTGATAGATGTGCTTGGAGTCCTTGTATTTTTTGTATATGTTATGGAAATGCTTGGCGAAAGTCTCGAACAGATTCGTGGTCAGCCGCCCCTTCTTCTTCGGTGTGGCCTTCATCTGCTTTCGGTTGATGTAGCTGGCAGCCTTATCTCTGAACACGTTGGTTTTAATTCGGTTCTTGTTATCCACAAATACACGGCAGTCACAACCAACAAGAATGACAGGATCAAAACCCATATAAATCGCCGCCTGAATCGACATGTACCCGGCATTTCCTTTTTTAACCTCGTTGACAATGTAGTAGGTGCTGTCCTTCATGAGGTGAAACTTGCGGTTGCGCCGAAGCGTGGTGAGTTTCATTCCCTCGAAGGTGTAGCACTGATCGTTCATGCTGCTATCGGCCCAGAGCAGGAAGTCCAACGGGTGTTTGGTGAACCCGGCGTTGCAGCCGAACAGCATTCCTTTTTCGGCCAGTTTCTTAGTGTCATAGAACGTCGAGGATACCCCGTTGCCAATGATGAACGCGGTTCTTCCAATGAACTTGTCTTTGAACAACGCAAGCCGCTTATGGGGTTCCTGGCTCAAGGGTTTTTTCCTGGACTTCAGCGTTTGCGTATCAGTCATGGTCAGTCATTTCCCAGATCTTCTATCAACCCCTGCATGTATTCAGCCGCTTTGTTGTGTCCGAACCGCTCCGCTGTCCTGAGTGCCTTGCGGTACTGGGCCTTTTTGATGGCCACATCGAACTTCTTGCGTTTTTCAAGTTGCTCCACATCGAACTTCTTGGTCTTGGGCACCACACCAGCGAGGTTCCACAACCGGTCGCCCATGGTGTAGGTGCCGCTGGTGGTCTTGCCCTTGAAGAACTTGTCCAGCTCGTTGGCGGCACGGATGTTCTTGAGGACGTGGATCACCTTACGGTCCATCGCCATGCCCAGGAATTCCCCGGAACTGACCCCGGTCTCCTTGATGGGCTGGTCCGTGAAGAAGCTCTTGTTCAGGGACAGCTCGGCCATGGTCTTGGGGATCGGATGCAGATAATCCTTGAACAGCTTCCCGGCACCGCCCACCGGATCCGTAGACACAATCGGCATCAGATCCGCCGCGGGCAACCAGGACTTCAAAATCTTCACATGGATTTCCCCGGTCTTCTTGTCAAACTTGGTCGGGATCCCCATATTCTCGTTCACCCAGCGAGGCAGCTTGCTCTTGTCGAACTTTTGTCCTTCTTCCGATTGCAGCATCCGGGCCAACTGGCCCAGACGGTTGTATTTGGCAGGTTTGGTCGCCATGCCCTGGAGCTGCAACGGGATGTTGTGGCGCATCCACCTGTAAAACGGAAGGGCGGTAGCAACTTTCTTCTCCAGACGGGTGAGTTCGTCAAACGACCCGTGGTACTTCTTGACCGACATGGCCGCCTCATAGGGGCTGTCCCCCTTGCGGAGCCGTGCGATGAAATGCGTCATACGCATCTGGTTTTCCATCACATTCCCTGCATAGAACAGGGATTTGACGCCCTGGCCCTCATGGGTGAGCTCCTTGAACACCTTTTTAAGGGTGCCACCCTCGCCCAACCCCTGGCCCTTGGCGATCGCTTTGGCCTCCGCGCCGTAGTATCCGCCCAGAAACTTGTACTTCTGCTCGAACCGTAACAGATCGTTCCCCGTGTAAGTGACCCCATCCGGCACCTGGGCCTTGATTTTCAGGCTCTCCAGGCTCGGCGTAGGACCGGCAATGAAAGTATCCTTGGTACCACGAGCCTTCTGAGAAGCCCATTTTGCGAACCCAGGGGCGCCTTCCTTCCACTGGCCCGAGGCGATCATGAAATTCTTGGTGTCGCCCAGGTTCTTCACAATGTTCCGGTCCAGGGCATCCCCCAGATGCAGAAACGTCACGGACCCCAAGAGGTTCCTCAAGTGGTATCCCGGAAAGGGAGCAAGGGTGATCCCCTTCCACCAGTTGGTGATATAGTTAAATTTGTCCATGAGTCCGGACCATTCATCCGGGCTGTTCATGAGCTTGGACCATTTGCCCACCTCGTCAAAAACCGTAGCAGGCATGGCGTATGAAGGAATGCCCATACGTTTTACGTTTGCCAGGTCTCCCCGGTCCCTGATGGGTAGGAAATAATCGGAAAGGGAGGAAGGATTATTAAGGCTACTTACCCCAACAAGCCCCTCGTAGGACGAATAGGCGTCTTTACCCAGAACCTTTTTCCAATCAGGGCCGTATACCGCCTCCATTCCAGCCGGTGAAAGGATCTGGCCGATCTCGCCCACCCGAGGGATCTCGCCTTCTCCCAACTCCCTTCCGGTCATCATGACCGCCTGCTGGATCCGCTGTTTCTTGGTGATGGCTTTTGTGCTGTTTCCAATACGGGCGGTGATGGCCTGAATGGGATCGTCAATGAAAAGGCCCGTGGCCCCCGGCTCCACCTCCTTGATGATCTGGTTCCACCAATGCTTCTGTTTCCGGGTCTTGAGGTTGTTGGGGATCTGACCAATCACCTCATCCCACCACCCATACATATCCTGGCTCATGAGCGTTTCGTTGATCTCGTTAACCGTCATGTCCCGGAAGGTCCGGTTCTGGCTGTTGCTGAGAAAGAAGGAATAGGCATCCTTGTCCCTGTAACTCACACGGGTGCTGCTGAACAAGTTGTCCAACATCCCCTTTGCTTCTTCCGTTAAATGGCGCGGGAAATACCCTTGGTACCCTAACGGGATTGAATGGCCCAGCCAGTCCGTGGCTTGCCGCATCCCTCCGTCCAGCCACATCTTGGTGTTGGAGTCAATGTCACCCACACCAAGCTTCTCAGTCTCTATCTTGGCCCTGCTGCGAATCTGTTTATAGGTGGGCATTCTCTCGTACTTCTCGGGATTCTCCTTGCGGAGCGTAGCCCTCATCTTCTCATAGGCATCCTTGTCGTTGAGCGGCTTCCACCCGATCTCCTTGTACTGGATCCCCGCCGCCTTCTCCAGCCGGTTAAGCTCGTTGTTGATCCGGCGCATATGATGGACACCCGGTGCAAGCTTGGGGTCGATTTCCCGTGCAACACGTCCCCAGTCTTCCGCAGGACGTTCTGCAAGATCAATGATCTTTTTAGCCTCTTCCCGACTATAGGGTGCAAACACCTTCTTGGTGGATTCCGCCATGGCGTCGGCGGTCTTCTGGGTCACCCCTTCTCTTGCTCGCCAAAGAGTTTCCGAATAGTCCAGACTCGAATACCCTGAACTGTGTGAAAAAGAATCCTTGAACCATTTCACCATCCGGGCCGTCTGCTTGTTCTTGACCATCCCCTCGAACATGAGGTCCACGCTGTCGCCCATGACCTTGTTCAGCCGATCTTTCATCGGCCCCACATTGGCAAGGTCACTTATCCCCAGCTGCTTCTGTACAAACGGAATCTTCCACCCAAGCAAACGCCGTTGCCCCTCCCTGAACTGCTCGCCCAATCCCCCCACCGCGTACTCACCCGTGTTCAGATAGGGCGCAATATCGTCAATGTTCTCCGTGAACTCCTTCTGCATCCCTTCCGGTATATACTCATCAAGGAACTTCTGCTGGTTCTCGGAATACTCCTTCACCAAGTTGTCCAGATAGTTGGCCTCGGTTTGCTGGTGAAGCATGTTGCGCTGAAATGCTTGTACAGTTTTGGCGTTACTACCAAATACTTTCTTTTGCCGAGCCCCAAATGTAGCCGCTGCTTCAAGTTTTTTGGCAGATTTAAACTTACTGGTCCAACGGAACATGGTCGCCGCAAGCCCAATATCAGCTTTCTTGAACTTTCCAAGCAAAGACCCTATCCGCAACTGGTTCAAAGGGTCCGTCAACACGTCCCCCACAAACCCCACACTTTCCTTGAAAATATCAATGTCCTTGCCGCCCATCCAGTCAGGCAACTTCATGTTGCTCCAGTCCCCCGGAGCAATGACATCGATCACATCCTTGATACGGTACCGTTCTTCGCCCATGAGCGCCTGGCCCACGCGGTCCAACGGGTTGAAGCTTCCCCCGTCAATCATGTCCTTGATGGTACCAGCTACGGCAGCTTGTGGTCGCCCCAGATAATCCAGCATGGTCATGAACGCCGATTCGCTCTCGTTCTCCTTGGACACCTCCGCCTCGGCCGCCTGCTCAAGCTGACGATCCTCGTAGTCACCGGAAGTCGTCCCGTGACGTATGTTCTTCAGGAGTTCTGATATTTCCCGTGATACGGGCAATGTTAAATTAACCATCAACTATACCCTGATTAATCGGCACCCACGTTCTTGTAAAATATCTTGATCCTTTTAAGCGCGGTTGGATCAATTCCCTTCTGCGCTGCTACCGCTTCGTGCCATTTTTCTTTGGCCACGTCCATTCCAGGGGAATCGTCGGTTTTAACCCCTTGAGACAGAAGCTTAATCTGTTTTGTATATTTATTTCCAACATTTAATGCTTGAGAAGAATTTCTGAAAGGCCCTCTTGCGATTCCCGTGGACTCTTCTGTGACCCCCAACGGCCCATACAAATACCATTCTCCCCCTTCCTTCCGCCATTCAAGACCCTCGTCAACCCCATGGCCCCATTGAATCAGCGTGTCATACAAAGTCATTAGCCCCTCATCAACAACCTTGAGGCTCGGTTCAATTGCCCTTTCCTCATTATCGGAAGAAATAAGAGAGGTCAAATCGGTGTCCATTCCAGAAAACTTCATCAGCCCCGATTCATAATTCGTGAACACACTCCCCTGTTCGCTGTTAATGTCCGTTATGGGAACTTCTTCACGGGTCACCACGGTATCCATCTTGGGCTCCACGTAGTCGTCAATCCACTTGATGTCTTTTTCATCAAAGAACGACCTGGAGACACCTGCAAGTTTACCGTCCTTGACCTCGCCCATCGTGGAATAAAAAAGGTTCTTTGCCTCGTCCCATTGCCCACCCTTACGGAGTTTCTCATAGTCATCATAAGAAACGTCGGCCGAGGTATTGTCACCAAAAAAACCGGTGGACTTCTTTTGCGTGAGTTTAAGTGAAGCAATCTTGGACTCTTCTCCAGGCTTAACAAAAGGAGAAATCCCGTCTATTGCACTCTGGCGTTCTTCAGGAGTCAGCTCCATTCCAGAATTATCTACAAATTCCTCGATCTTCCCACTACCCTTGAAGATCTCTGGATTATGTTCAGCAAGTTCCGTGGCTCTCTTAACGAGTTTCTCAACCTTGTCGCTGGAAACCGCTTCCTTCTGCATGCCCAACCGCTCACGGCTTAACGCATCGGCACCCGTGTCTTTGAACTTTCCCAGTAGGGCATCAATCTGTTTATTGTATCCTGAATGCCAAGTCTGAATACCCGTACTCCCGGCTTTACCAATCATGGCACCCACCATAGCAAGCCCCGGAGACGACGGGGCGGCCGAAAGCGCAAGAGCCCCACCACCTAAAGCAAGCAGCAAGTTTTCCCAGTTGGCCCCAAAGAAGTTTTCCGGATCTTTGTGCTCCGCTATAAGAGCCTTTGCTTCTTCAAGATGTTCCCTGTTATCTTGTTCGTGCTGGTCATCGGATTTCTGATCTTCTTGTAGACCATTTTTTACATTCTCGGTGGTTTGGTTAAACATGCGCGAAAGGGCCATGGCCTCTTTTTTCTTTTGAGACTGAATCTTTGCTTCCTGAACAATATTTGCAGCCATATCTCCAGCTTCTTGGGCAGCCTGCTCCTCTGGGCTTGGCCCACTACTTGCCATAAGTGATTCCAATACATGAAAATTTTCTGTAGGATCATACATATATTGCTGCCCTTCTTGCGACACTGACCTTTTTTGAATGTCATGTGTTTCTGTTGTTGGGATAATTGGTGAAGTATGCTCACCCATGCGGTGTTCTGCAAGATCATATAACATTTCTTGCCAACCTCTTTCCCTAGGCATATATGAATAGTTTCTTGGACTAATCTCAAACGGTGGGCCTTTTGTATGCGTCTCTGTCAGAGCTATAGCCGGTGATCCGTGTTCACTCATTCGATGTTCGCTCGGATCATAAATACTCTTCCTATAGTTGGTATCTTTATTCCCATGTTTCAATTTATCAGCCACCGGATTAATCTCCCTTATCCTTACTGAAAAGATCGCCGCCAAAGATCCCTCCGAGCATACCATACACACCGGCCAGGCCACTAGCACTAGCAGCGGCTTTCTGTCCCTTGTAGGCCAGATTCGCCTGGGTGTTACCCAGTGTCCCGCTCATGATCTGATTCAGAACGTTAAATCTTTCTGTCGTGACATCGCTTAATCTTCCCTGGGCACCAATACGAGCTGCCTCAGCTTGCCCTAATGCGCCCAAGAGAGCGCCGGAACGTGCCTGGGCTCCCATACCAATAGCCGATCCGAATCCTCCACCACCGCGCCCTGCAAGGGCCTGACCAATGGAAGCCAACTGGTTATCAATCCCAACGTTTGCTTGCTGCATGTACTGACCACGATAATCTTTGTTAAAATCATCCTCGGCCCGTTCAGACAACGCTTTCACGTTGGGATCTTGAGTGTATTGGTTATAGGCCCACAACGGAGACCCAAACCCGATATGACCCGTGGGGCCGTGAAAACCCAATTCATTAAGATTTTCAAGATCCCAAACCTCTTTACCCGTTTTTTTATCACCAATCCCATAAGTTTTCGGATCATAAAACTTAGTTAACTTTTTAAACCAACCCATCGCCCTATCTCCAAAGAAGGACACGGACGTATCCCGTGGCCCAACCATCATCATGAACAAACAGCGTATCGTCTGCTGTGTATAAACTACTCTTCATTCCATCACCTTCGTGTCGTAGTCGAACCCCACATGCAATTTCATTAGCAGAACCGGAAGTGTCTTTTGAAATAAACGTAGGGAGTTCATAAACAAAATCATTTTCACCCGGCTCCTCTACGGAAGAAAGATATATGGAAGACCGTGTGGGAATGCTGCTGAATTTATGTTCGATCTCATATATATTCCCAGCCTCTACAAGTTTATAACCCGTGTCATAGTCAGGAACATTGTTTATTACTTTTTCCAGATATTCAACAATACTTTTGTTGAACGCGATTTTGGCCGCGTTAGGTTCCTGTACTTCGTCTATGACCTTCTTGACAACATTGAATGCCTGGTTGCCCTGAAAACCGGTTTTTGTAAAAGGATAGGTCGCCATTTAACTGTCTTTCTTTCCCTTCGTAAGTGAAACATGATACGTCGTTTCAGTAAGTTTGAATTCGTCATCGGTTAAAAGTGCATGCTCCATTTGGAAGTTTTTGTGCATCCCGGAAATCAGCTTCATCTTGTTCCCGTCCGTATTGGCGGAAAGGGAGAGAGAGTGAGTCCCCGTATTGCCGGAATGATTATAGTAAAACTTGATATAGGCGGTCAGGGCTCCAGGAAGGTAGTTGGTCAAAAGCTCCAGTTCCTTGAGGTTCTTCTCATACATGTTGAAAGAGTCCGGACCGCCTTCCTGATAATTAAATGTGTACTGCGGCGTTTTGTCATAGAGGAATATGTGGCCCAGATACACCGTCACATCCAATGCCGCCGTAGGATCCGCCGACGCATTGAACAGTTCTTCCCATAAGTCCACGGTAAGTGTACTTGTGCTATAACTGGTGACGGTACCTTTCCAGATCTTTTTGTTGGTTGAGTCTACCGCATAAACAGGAACCCCGTACAACGAATAAGACACATTAAAAGGAGTCCCCGACGTTGCAGTATATGTCAGGGATGTGATGGTTCCTGTATCAGTAACGGAAGAAGGAAGAATATCGAGATAGGCGTCGCTGGAGTATTTAAGCACCTGCCCGTACGGAGTCCCCAGATAAATACTCCCATCCTCTTTTCCGTCTATATATCCACAGGTGACATCGGGGATCAGGTCTATCGTGAAAGAACCACTCTGGAGGTCATAGACTATGCATCGGTCGCAATAGGTCTTTCCGGAAGAAGGGACAAAGGCAAGGATCTGCTCCTCCTGTTTGTTGTGAAGCATGAATGCATTGTCGATGTTGTCTTGGTTAACCTCGTTCCGGAAATAGTCATAAAGGCTTCTGGACAACATGACAGGCTCTCCCTGAGAGTACCGATAGATTCCGTTGGTGTCCATGAAGATGATAGCGTTTCCAGCGACCAGAACACATCGTTGGTTGACACATCCCACTCCTTTGTACACCAGAGAGGGCGCAAAATCGTTCGCCCCAACCTGGTTGATCCGGAACATGGCGTTATCCTTGAACGCGAACAACTGCCCGGAATACTCGACCAATGCCTTTCCTTCCGATGTTCCACCTTCCTCCACGATGGTCCCGTTTGCAGGAGGAAACATGTCGGGACGAGGAAATCCAAGCCCGTCCACATCGGACCAGAAAATGGTGCTTTTTTGTTCGTTGCTCCCAAATAGGAACAACCGATTATAGGCAACTTCAAGTCCCTTGCTCACCGCGGGCACCAAACTCACGCCCAACTCGGCAAGAGGAAGTATGGGATTTGCAGCAGCAAGAGCCGTGTCGCCCCACACATCTCTGAAGTTGATCGTGTTTTCTACGCGCTCCATGGAAGACTCGTTCACCAAGAACAGAACCGTTTCTATGCCATCACCGTTCATATCAAGTGTCCGGAATATCTTGAACCTATCCACGTTCAAATCTCTGCACCCGGTTATGTTCACATCCACATAATTGGTTCCATCGGTGGTTGTGTTTCCGTCAAATTCAATTGTTTGCCCATCCTCTGCAAGAATTGGGATCGTTCCTGAATAAGCATCATTTTCTGAATCATAGAACTGGGCCACATATCCATACTGTTCCCCTGTCAAAAAATTATCCACTGTAGTATATGACCCAGATACGGCAACAGAAACTTCAACTCCAACAGGTCGCTCAATGCCCAGTCGTGACCAATTATCTTTATAGTTAAGCTTGATAGACTCAAGACCATTCATGACGATAAGTTTATTATTCACTGCAAGAAAATCTAACACATCATCATCATTGCGATCAATCCATGCATAATCAAGCGGTTTGGCCCACTCGTTTGTAAGGTCAAGTTCATATCCAGAACATCCCGCAAACATGATCAGTTTATTAACTTCACCGTCTTCTGATATGTACCGGTGAATACCACGCACTGGAAGTTCTGACACATTGTAGATAGGGCCTGTACTCCAACGAGCCCTTAGACTTTTCTGCCCATAAACCGTATCATACCTGCTACCACGAGCGGAAAGAATAAGATATTTGCTTTTGTATGTTGCAGAACCTATTTGTTCGATACCCTGAATCGGCGATCCGTCGTTGATGCATTCAAAGAACAAAAGCTGTTTGTGGATTCCGTCAAAGTTGGTATCGATATTCGTGGTTTCTTCATGATACATGGCCCGTTCGTGTCGATTCTCTTTAAACTGTTTCGGGCCATATTCACAAAGAAGATTTGAAATATCTGCTCCGCTGAAATAGCGTTTGTCAGATAAAGATGCAGTTACAAAATACTTGTATTCGGATGCTTTTAAAACTTGAACATTAGTTCCGCCAGTAAGCCACACCATTATACGTTTGACCAATATATCTTGCTTGAAAACGTAGTCCGTAGTTCCATCCAAATAAACATAGGTATATTCCCCGGACTCGTCACTCATGGTCATTGTATCTGATCCATAGTGAATAGGGATTCGTATATACCCCAAATGGTCCCCTAATGTTCCAGCATCCTTGTTCCATCCTTTAGAAAGAGTAACATACTCGCTATTGTTATTAATATATCCACCGACACCACGGCTCATGTATCGATAATCATCGGTAAGATCTTCAAGTTCATAGGTATCTGCAATAAAATCTGTGGGATCACTTCCGTCGTATGGGCCGTCATGAAACCACTGTCGTAAATAAATAAGATCAAACGCCAAGTAAGACTCAACGAGGAAATCTACACCACCATCTGCACCTCCAAGTGCACCATTTGGTGAATTTCCAACATCATCAGCAAAGGCCTTTCGATGTTCACCGACCGTTTCATCATTCAACTGATCTCCGCTGCACCAGGTTTCATTTTCTGAATAGGAATCAAATATGTTGGCCCCATCGTTAACATAGAATCCGACCTGGTAGTCAATGTCCGGGTCTTCGCCGTTCCATACCACGGTTAAGGTTTTCTCAACACCTATCCATGAAGAGTCCACTACGGCATCGGACACAAAGACCATATCTGTCGTGGTACTTTCGTCATACTGATCAACAAAGAAATAAAACCTGTATTTGGTTTCTCCACTATCATTGTCATAAAGTAGCCCGAGTCTTCCGCATATAGGGCCTTCTTTCAACTGGCGAAGCCGGAACTTTATTTGGGCAATTCCTTTCCACACACCTTCAAGCTGATGATCAATGTCAGTGGTTGTGTCCGTTGAATCAAGATTCCTTAATCGGTTGTCCCAGAGAATACCCCCCTCATACCCACCGTCACAGTTTAGCTGTCGATGATTCGGACTATCCTGGGACATATGATCCAGATCAACATCCTCTTTGTTATATGCGGCCCGTAAAGACGGGTATGCGAGACATTCGTATCCTGTAAAGACAAGCTCATCGTCATCGTTCACATAGGGTTCCTGGGGCGAAAAATAGCCCCGTACAGGGTCACTCCCATAAGCGTGGATCTCATCAAAGTACTTTCCTTCCCCTTCGTCAAAGGGAACATAACAGGCCAGGTTTGCATGAGATCCTGTCCGGCTTAAAGGTTTAATATAATTTCCAGGTATTTGGGCAGTACGATCGGTGGTCCACATACGCCATTCTGCTAGATGTATTTCATTGCCACCAAGCAAAAGATGATTGTCGAACATGGGTTCATCGGGCGCAAGAATGTCATCTTCAGCAAGAGTATCCCATGTATTCTGAGGACTTGATCCGTCATAATTCTCCATGGTATGCGTGGACCCTGCACCCAAACTACCTCCGTCAATCATCACAACAGGATAACCCTTGGCCACATCACGAAGAATGGCATAGTGGTGCCATTTTCCGTCAGTTTCCACATTAAACGCATCAGGACTTTGGCAAATGATCGCATCAGGAGTACCCGAGTTATTCCCAGCGAACTGGATACAAAGACGGGTTCTGCGAACATCTTCCGGTTTCTTTGTGATAAACACCTGAAAATGCTTTGTCACATTAATAAACCCTACAGGAATCTCCGAGATGACCCGGATCTCCGGACGTTCCTCGCACTTCATCCAGAACTCTATGGTCCAATCATCTTGATCAGCCATGTAAAAGTTGTTCTGAAAATCATGATCCGTTACTGGGACGATTGCCCTGGCCCCATGGGGAAAATACACACCCGACCCCCGGAATCTTCCGAAATATTCTTCGGTATCCACGTAAGGGTTTTTCTTTGACCAATCCACAACTGTCTCAAACCCCTTCCGTGCTTTTCTAATCCCGTTATCCGCACGATAGTTATATGAAAGAACGGAAGAAGCAGGAGATTTTTTGCCTAACACATAGGGGTCCGTGGTGTAGTTCACCCCTTCGTATCCAAGTATATTTCTGGCAAATTCAGGCATAGTGTTTATTTCCTGACATAACGGTCATAACTAAAATTTTCGACATTGGCCGGTAACTTGAGCGACGAACTCTTGGACGAACCCAGATCTTCCCTGCGCTTGAGCGACATTAAAGCAAAACTCATGTGCTTTTCAGCGAGACGAATGGTGTTGGCCGGCGCCTCGGTGTGGTTCAGGGCCTCAAGGGTGGCTTTCTTGATGATCAGTTCCCAAGCGGAAGGCGGGATAGGCGGAACATCCGTGGTGTCCGTGAACTCGTCCAGATATTTAATGTACCACAGATTATAGGTGGTACCGGAATCGGGCGCCGGATAAATATCGATCTTCATGCTGGGCGCGATAGTGTCCGTGCTTTGATTGGTCCCCCGTTTACAGAAATAGATAGACTCTGTATCCGCTTGCCCTAGTTTGTATTCAAGAAACGGAATGGGGTCGAGCTCTACAAGTGCAACATTTGACCCAGTTTCATAGATTGCCAGTATCCGCTCAACGTCTGCTGAAAGGATGACAACTCCCGTGGCGTCAGTGGTTGTGAAGGTCGTCACCTCCCGAAGCCAGGACCAGTCGTGCTGTATAGCGACGAAAGCGAGCGCGTGATTGAGCATATCCAGAACCAAGGCCTGGTACTCGGTGCTTCCCTCGGCCCCAATACGCTTTAATATATAATCCCGTGCCTCGCCTACGGTTTGCGTTAATTTAGTCATCTATCAGTCTCCAACCCTGTGAATGGACACGGTACATTTACCGGAAAGCCAGTTGGTCCCGGCATCTTCGGCGTCGAACTTTCCTTGGACACGGAGGTAGTCATCGGCGGTGAGTTGGATGGGGCCGATGAGGGCCACCACCTGGGAGGCCGCCGCACCGCTGGTCCCCTGCATGACCTCGCCCCCGTCTATATCGGCATAGACAATGGAGGGCTGGTACTCGTAGCACCCCATGTCCGGCCCAACGTGCTGGTCGGCAGGCTCCCCGTCGAGGTCCGTGGTGCTGGTGCCTGCTTTTACAACCCCGGTGTCGCGGCACGGGGAATCGTTGGGGATGTGGTAGTCGTCGGATGCCGGGTCGTCAAAATCCGGGTCCGTGGTGATGTTGCCTGTTCCGGCTGCCCAGGCGGTGGTGGCGTCTTGATAAGTGTTGGTGGTGTTATCATACCCACAACAATAATCTATTGATGGCGAAGACCCGGTAAGTGCATAATATCCATGATTTGTGGAACCCTCCACAATGCAACCGTCTATATCACAACCCGTCGATGTGGCAGCAAGATATATTCCCCGATACTCGTCAACAAAGGTACACCGATATATCTCAACATCGTCGGCATTGTTTAAATAGAGACCTGCATGGGTAGCGCCGTTGTCATAGAGAAGATCAAATTGGGCAAGAAAACTATTTGCCGCCGTTACATTAAGTAAATAAATCCCATACTGGGTGTTATCATAAACCTTATTCCGACGAAGATCGACATCCCCGCCCGTCACCCCGCTGAAATAAATCCCGTGTTGGGTGTTGGAATAGAAGCTGCTATCCTGGATGGTTAGGGTGCCGCCGGAGAGGGTGGCGGCGTAGAGGCCGTGGTCATCGTTGGAGTAGAGGGAACAGCTGTCTATTAAAAATGTTCCGCCTGAATTGCTTCCTGTATACAACCCGTGTCCTGCCGGGATATCATGTGAGCTTGAATTCTGGAGAGTAACATCCGCACTTCCTGACAAGGCATAAATTCCTATCCCATGAAGCGCTTTGTTGGTATCAGCCTCAAAATTGTCTATAACATGAGTTCCGCCACTAAGCGAGTAAAACTTGAGGTTATAATATCGAGTATACTTGCTGGCACAATCGGTGATGTTGACATTGCCCGATGCAATACTGGCTATATTAATCCCATCATTTTCGGTATACCGAACTTCCAGTCCTGTTAGATCAAACCAAGACTTTGAGCTGCATTGAATGCCATAGGTTCTGGTACTGATCTCCATGGTTGCGGAGGTTGGGTCGTCCTTGACATAGACCCGCGTGTTTCCGGCATCCCATCCCCATTCTCCAGCAGCCAGCGAGCCGACCGTCCCCTCGGTGAGAATCGCACCATCGTCCACCACCCAGATAGGCTTAGATGCGTTAGTGGCATAATATTCACTATTTCCATCCGGTCCGGTCCAAGAACTTTCTACATCGGCCCCGTTGAAGATGGCCTGGTCCTGACCGCTCCATTGCTGGTAGGTGATGGGCGAGCCGTCCGATCCTGTAAGAGGGTATAAGGTGAACCGCAAGTTACCTCGAAAATGGCAAGTATCTCCGGCAGTTTCGGTAAACGGAGCCATGGTGGCGTACGGGTTCCCGCTGGACCCGTCGCCCGTTCCATCGTCACCGTCTTCTGCTATGTAGTAGTCAGCCATTTATTTCTCTTACCCAAGCTCCGGATCTTCCTGCCCGTTCGGAAAAAACAAACAATTCTTCACAAGAGCTTTTTCTGGAATACCCACCGAATAGAACTGGCATCCCGTGAACTCGTAGATAATCTCCTTGGTCTTATAGGTTGGGTCAATCCCGTAGTTCAGCTCCTCCATCTTGGTGGGGATGATTTTCTTGTCGGGGTCCAGTTTCGGGTTCGTGTCAATGAACTGGCATCCCGTGAACTTGGTCACGTCGGCCATGGTTATACCTCTGGGCCCGCCTGGACCCGTAAAGAATGAATCTTGTCCGTGGTGGCATAGTCGCTCACCAAAGACACCTGGATCATATACTCCCCGCTCTCCGGCACCTGGATGGCCTCGTCCCCGTCCAGATGGACAAAATCGTGCTTCGTGGAGCTGTTCCACAACATGTCCACCCAGTCGTCGTCCGTGGCAATGTTCGCGGAAAGGGTACCGTAGAAACTGGGCGGGTTGCCCGTGTGGTTGGCTCGGTCCCGGTCGGTGGCGTGGTAGTGGTAGGTGAAATCCCCGCTGCTGATGAGCCCGGAATACCCAATCTTCCACTGGTTTGCCGAGAAATCAAAATAGAGCATGTCCTTGTTGGTGGGCAAGGAAAGTTCCGAAGCCAGATTCTTTCCATAGAACTTTCGGGCATCCATGTCCGACACATTCACCCCGTCCACTGTCCCGTCCAAAGTAATATTGCCTGAAGTGTCAATAACACAACTTCCGGCACCAATGTTAAGATTATGACTATTCTCTAAAACACCCACCCCACCAACAGAAATCACAATCAGTTTCTTATACGACCACTGATCCTCTCCTGAATCGAAACAGGGTACATGGTTGTTATCGAGTGCCGGACGTCCCGTGTCCCAGTCTTTGGCATCAAACTCAAGATTAACAATGTCTAAGAGGTGGGTGTGAAGTCCTTCGGCATCAGAGCCATCCGTCAAGGTGTCGTGCTGAACTTCCGTGAAATGAAAATAGTCTCCGACCGCCCCGCCCTGGAGCCCGGACAGGCTGTTATGATCCGATGTCGTCAGTTCAACACGAGAAATCACCGTACTGCGCCAGTCAATATAATTATCCCCGTCATCGGTTGTCCATATGGCCGCGTTAACGGCATTACCCGTCGCATCCGATGTTTTAAGGATGGTTGTTCCGATGGGTCGCATCTCGGGAGACAGAGTATCATTCGTGACCAAGGACAAGATTTCTGTTTCTGCTCCCGTCCTGGCGGCGTTTCGGTTGGCATACTCAGCTTGTCCCACAAACGCGACCATGGGGGTATCTTTTTCAGCAGTTGCAAAGATATGGCATAATACGTACTTGTTGTTCCCAACCTCGGTCAACTGCCACGCACCGACCGTGTATTGATTATAGGGTAACCTCGTGTTGGTCGTTCCATCATAGGTCCTCACGCTGAACCCTGCATTGACAACCTTGTTCCAATCGGCCCCGGCTCCTGTCAGATAATAGATGGGTAGTCCCGTTGTCTTTACAATTGAAGATATGGTGTGGTAAATATCCTCATCTGAAACGCCACCCGCATCAACAGCAAACTGTGCGTCTTCATCATCTGCCCCGTCCTGATCGACTGTGAAATCGCTGAGTCCGAGTCCAGGCGGCACATACTCGAGTCCATAGATAAAATGAAGATACGCATGGGTAACCGGCGACATCGAATTCCCATGCCGCTCCTCACCAACATAAATAGCTGCAACCGCGCTAACGTCCCAGTAAATGAAAGAGACAATCGCTTTGGTGCGGATAACTGAATCTACTTGCGCTGCGGTCGGGTTTGCAAGAGCGGTAAGAACAGCATCATCGTAATAAACAACATGGATTCCTTCCGTGTTGTCTATGACAACGGTGTCGCCCATGGAGCTGTATATGATCCCTTGTACGGAAAATTCAAACGCGGTCCCGGTGGGCTGAATGGAAAAGGTTCGGGAACCGTCGGTAAAAGATATGGTGGAATCGGTCCTGTTTGGAAACCCGTTGGTGTAGATTTCTATTTGGCCAGGATCGGTAACATGTAGTCTGTGGTCCATCCATCATATCTCTATGTAGTGAAGTGTACTTGTCCCTGACACCGTTTGAGCCCATATGGCTTTCGTGGTATCGAGGATTAATGTGCCACGATAATGCAAGGGAAACCCGTTCGTTGCCGTAGCCCAGGTTGCGAAATTAATATAGATCGTGTCACGGCTGTTATTGAAAAGCATGACCCCAACTTCACGACTCATGTTTGCTGCAAGAATCAATTCCGGTGAAGTGGTCACCGTGGTATCGAGCCCCACCGTCCCGTTATCAGAAAGTCCTGGCCCCGCAACCGGGGTAACCTTCCACGCCTCCCGGACATTATCATACGTCTTGCGGTTCATCGTATGATCGGAAAAAGCTTGTTGGGTATCAGCCATCGATCAAGTAGTATCCAAGTGAAATACCAATAATAACCGAAGTGCCTGTTTCGTGAGCTACGGTCAACGCTTCGTTAGTCTTACAGAAAGAAAGTGATCTGTTAATAAGATTGACTACGTTCGGGGTAGTATATGTGCTCACTTTCAATTCTTCCAATGTATCTCCAGCGCCGTTTTTTACCGTGACACTTCGCTGGTCTAATGCTGTTCCTGTTGTAACCCATACAAGAATCCATGCAGGTACAATACGTTTTCCGGCTACCGCTGCAACCAGCGTCTGGGACGCCGTTCCGGTAGCTGCTGAAAACCGACCTGTATTAATTACACCACCAGCTAAATCGTATACATGTTTATCCATTTGGAAGCTCCACATAGTGAACAACAACGTCACAAGTGTTGGCAGCAGCAGCAACGCCGCCACGAAGCAACCAATCCACGCCACCAATAGCAGGGGCCGATGAAAGATTCACAGGAACGGACTGTACCACGTTCAAACATTTGAATCCGGAAACAATCCATATTGAAGGATTTGCCGCACCGGAGGCAAGGCCCAGATAAGCAAGAGTTGTCGTGTTCAGCGGTGTAAAGGTCACATCAAGAATACACAGCTTTTTGCCAGATGCGGGTGTTACAACCGTTTCATATGCAGTGCCAATCTCAGCATCTATTGTATATTCAACCGTCTTAATTTCACCGCCAGCTCGTTGAACCAAATGCAGTGCAAGAGAACTCATGACTAGGCTCCGTACACAGCCGAACCGGTTTGTCCCTGGACAACACGGGTGCCGCCTTGGTTAATGTTCTGTAGAAAATCGTCGAACTTCTCACCCTCTACCGCAGCCACGCTTTTGCTCATGATCTCTTTCTTGGCCTTGTCGAGCTTCTCCACGGTACGCTTGATATCCGCCCGCTGGGAGGAATTGGGCTGTTTGCAGTAGAGCCTGCCCCACTTCCTACCCGGAGCACCTGTGAGCCGTTTATCGAGCTCTGCAATGAGCTCAGGGTCATAGGTCACGAGCTTGTTGTTGGCGAATTCGGCCCGGAGCCCGGGTTGGCGGACCACTTCCCCGCTGATGAAGATTTTTCTGGCACACCGAAATCTCACCTTGAGGTTTTTAGCTTTGGACAGGTACACGGCCGGCTCTTGTGGCTTTGCAGCTTCTTTCTTGGCGATCTCTCGCTGCACTTCCTTCCGGTCTTGAAGAATGTCGGACATATCTGATTACCTTAAAAACGGAAAAGGGAAGGAAGGTTGAGGTTCCGACCCTCCCTTTTCCCCGCACGAAGAATGGAAAAGAACAGAAGAGGTTGATGCCAGCGTATGCTAGCTTAAAGCCCAACCGAAAATCTGCATGTGGTGATCCGGGAGGCGAAGAACCAGGGTCGATTCCGTCAGATACTGGTCCTCGGTCGCGTCACGGTCGTTCTCCTGGATGTTCATCTCCAACCGGGTATCGCGGAGGGCGCGATATTCAAGCTGGTTGAGGTCCAGAATCACGGATGCCGTGGCCCAGTTGCCGATGGAGCCGGAACTTGTGGCCGACAACTCGGTACCCGTAAAATCACCGAACAGTTTATTGTTGATCAGGTTCAATTCACCATGGGGCGAAATGTACCTGGTTATATTGATGCCCCACGTCTTGTCACGCGGCACGGCCCGGAGCTTGTCACGGCCCCAAGAGCTGATAACGGAAAGGGCGAGGGGAGAACAGAACATAAACTTAGTGCCCATTCCATACCGGAACGCGGTACGGAGATCGGCATCGAACTCGTCTTCAGTGTACTCGGAAGCGTCGTTGTACACCTCGCTGTCGGTACCACTGAGGAAATAGTCCACACCACCCATCATATAGGTGACCTTGAGTGCAGCAGCGGTATAGAACTTATCCCGACCACCCCACCAAAGAGCGCGCTCGTGGTCCTTGGTATGGATTTCACCATGTTTCTTGTTGAGGCGTTTTCTTTCGTTACCACCAAACAGGCGAGTCGCGTTTGCGGTATTGTCGATCTCCCAAGACTCTTTCATGATCTGGGTATAGTTGTACTTGGGGTCTACCTGGGTGGTGAGACTTGTTCTTGCGGTCTCTCCCACGGTCTGAGCATTTCCAACGATAAAAGCAACATCACCTGATTCGATATCAGCAGCCGTTGAGCCACCAACACCACGAATCACAGTAACGGTTGTCGTGGACATACTTTTCACATATAGAAGTTCCTGGGTATCCGCTACGAGCAAAACATCTCCTGCTCTTAGCAGATATGAATCCGCAGTCGAAACCGTAAGGGTGGTGTCTACCACACTGGTATCACCTGCGGCAATAGTCACCCACTGGGTCGGAAAAGCGTCTTCGAACCATTCAACCTTGGGGTCCGTTGCCCCGCCTTTCCGCAACTTCCTGAGCAAAGTCAGAAGTGCGTTGTTCCCTACGTCGAGAAGCGAAATCTCGTTGGACACATCACGAACTCTACGACTGGAGCTAATAATCTGCCCCAGGGTAGCATCAGTGCCCGTAAGATTTCGTTGTCCTTGTCCAAATGTAACAGCCATTTATAACTCTCCTTTAATGAGGCTTGTCTCCAATGGGATCGAAGGTGCCGCCCCCAAGGAGCGCATCTGCAATCCCTGCACTTTCACCTGATAAGGAGTCTTTTCCGATCAGTTCTGCTTCAGAGATGTCGTCCGGGTTATAGACCTGGTTCGGAATGTTTCCGGACGGATTGAGCTGGGCCATGGTCTTGTTCAACTCGGACACATGGGCCTGGTGCTGCTCAATCGGGATAAACCCACCTTCTGCGTGTTTCAGGGCGATATAGACCTGCTCCATGTCCTGCATACTGTTGATGGGAATCTGGTTCTTCTTGATATATTGATATGATTTCATTTTATACTTGTCGAAGTCCGTGTATTTTCCATCAAGCTGCCGTACCCAATCCTGACCCTTAAGGGCGTAAACCTCGTTGGTCAAACTCTTGATCCGGTCTTCCATGGGGTTGATCTGTTTTTGCGTCGCCTCTGAAATCGCGTCCAGTGGTTTTTCCTGGAAACGATCCATGAAACCTTCCGCGTCTTGCTGGGGAGGTTTATTCCCGTTCCCAGCTACCTGTTGCCGTCTCTGAACATCTTCTGCATTGGGAATGACTCCCACTCCTTTAAGATGCTTCATCATTGCATCGTCATCAGGCATGATAGCTCCACTTTCATCTATCTTTATGAGTCCAAGTCCCATAACTTGGCGCAAGGCTGTTTCGTACTGTGCATGAGTCGCTTTCAGACGATCATGTTCCTGCGCTTGGGTCTCGTATGCCTGGATTACCTGTTCACGGGATTGCCCGTGATACTTGTCTACACCCTGCGTTTCTTCTGCGGGAGTTCCCGCCACGCCCGTCATTCCCGGCTGCGCCACGCCCTCTTGGGGTTGTGTGATGCCTGCTTCTGGGATTCCTTCATTCGGCATTTCAGATGACCTCCTTACGCTCGTCCTACGTCTGCCAGGAAACCTTGCATTGGGTCGCTGTAGTCCGCTAACATGAACTGAGAGTTAAACGGTTGCTGACCATGTTCAGCCATTCCTGGAAGACCATTATTAAGTTTCGTTCGTTTTATCCATTGCGCAATGCCCGAGAGTTGACTGAAAATTAACTGCCAATCCGGGTCGTTATTTTGTGTCGGCTGCTGCTGCCCCGCCAGGGGATTTGAGTTCAGCATCGCGCTTGTTAAGGCGTCGTTCCCGTTCACGATCTACCTCCTGCTTGATAGCAAAAATAAATGTCAATCCAAACCTCTGTCCCTGGCCACGATAGAGCTTGGCAAGATCCTTTTCCTGGGTGTCTTCTTTGTCATCAATACCGAGGGCTTTCACCGCAATCCCCAAAGATGCGTTATGGAAGATCTTGTCCAAGAACTGATAGGGTTCGCTCTTGAAAAACTCATGAAGACTCAACAGCATGTCTTCGGGTGCATTTCGGATCAAACTCATGATCTCAATTTGTCTGTGTTCATTTTCCATGGGCTAAAAGTTTCCTGCTGCTACGTTGGCCCCTTGGCGAACCTGGGGCTCGATGCCGCCTGCCGCGTTGGGACTGGTTGTTCGTTGTCCGCCTTGGAGCGCCTGGAGCGCCATGGCCTGCTGGGTTATTTCCTCGGTGGCCTGGTCCTGTTGTACTGCGGTCGCCATCATCTCCTTACTGGTCTGGAGCATCTGGGCATGGGTTTCGTAGTGCTGATTTACCAGGGTCTTGATATCGGTCGCATAATCCGGAAGGGCGGTATAATAATCCCGATGCTCGATCATGTGCTTCGGGTGATTCTCGTTGAGCTTGGGGATCACGGCCTGGCCGGTTGACATAAGGCGATTCTCTTCAGCAGGCGGCAACAGATCCATAGTACGCCCAACGAGTGCATTCTCTTCGCCGGTAAGACTCGGGGGCGGCTGATTGTTCATGAACTCCTCGTGCCCAAGAATCTCGTCAGAGTTGGGGATCTCCATCTCGTCAAGGAGCCTGCGGAACAGGGCTCGTTTATCGATGTTGAGCCCGCTCTCCGGTCCTGCAGATAAAAGGATCTGCATGACCTGGATAAGCTGCTGCTGACGCATCTGCTTGGATCCCACGGACGACGTATTCACGATATTGAAGTCATATTCGTTCTGGAGGGCGTCGGGCGACACATCCACGAAATCGTACTTGGTGGCGCCGGATGTGCTGAGGATACGAACCCGCTGGGCCTGGGTCAGGTATTGGGCGTTGAGGGCATGGACCATCATCGCCAAATCCCGGATGGAACGTTGGACAATCTGGCCTTTATGGGCAATCCGCTTCAGAGCCGCGTTCTGGATGATGGTGATACCGGAGGCGGTGTCGTTGAACCCGGTAGCACTGCGAAAATCCCCCCGTACGAAATCGTTCACGCCGGTTGCTGATTCAATGTCTCGGCGAATGTCGTCCTGGGATTTGAATGCAGCTGGGTCAATTCCTGGAAAATGAAGCACTTCCACATCGTCCTGATCGTCCACATGAATGATCTGACCTGGCCGAGCAACAAGCTCACTTTCATCAATATCCGCTCCGCGTCTTGCCTTGAACATATTGTTCAACATACGGACCAGATTATCGTTCATAATGTTTCTCTGATCTCGTTGCTCAACCAGGAGAGATTCACAATATTCGATATCCCCGGTTCCATAGAATTCCCCAGGACAGGCGTTGATTCGGGCGTCCACGAAAGGGATCTTGTTGTGGGCGAAGGGTGTGGGTTCCGCGAGGAGGACGATGGGGTTCCCGTCCCCACCCGGCCCGCTGCCAGAAAGCGCGAGGATGACGTGGTATAACTGGCTCTTAGCCTTCTTCTTGTTGCATTTCTCTCCCTCGTCGCCTGCAGTCAATTCACCCCACCAGTCGATAATATGGACCTTTGAGCGGGACTGCATGGGAGCTCGCTGGTGGCCGGAGAGGTTCACCTCCTCCATGCGGTCCACGAGTCCCTTGTTGGGATTGGACGCGCCCTCAAGGCCATCGAATACGTTGTGGAGCAAACCAATCCGCTCCTTTTCGATCAATTCGAAAGGATCAACATACATCTCTTCGAAGGCGAACCGGGCGTTTCCAATGTGGCTAGCGTTGGGATCCACACCGAAGTTGTACAGATCCACGACCCGGCCCTGGGGGTTAGACTCCAGGATGACTTCCGTAGTCAGGTCTTTCGCAGTCTCCTCGCCGGTTTCGTCGTCGACCTCGGTGACCGTCTCTGTCCGCCAGCCGGGTTTGTAGTTCCAATCGGCCTTATAGACGCTGGTACCGTACATGAGCAACTGGCGCACGAACCCCGACATGTCTTCGTAAATACGGAAGGAGTGACGAAATTGGTAGTCCAGAAGATCCTGCACGGAGCTTGCCGCAGCCTGGCCCTCGGGGGTCTTACCCAGCACCTCCACGAAGGTACCGCCCTCCATGATCATGTCGATAATGAAGGATACCTGGACCTCTATGAATGTAAATGCTGTGGGGATAGCGGTTTTGGAGCAGTAGGGGTATTTGGTCTTATCGATGAAATTGCGATAGAGCTTGTAGAACTGGAGCCATTCGATACTGCGCTCCGTGTCCCTGAATTCCCGTGCCCAGAGAACATCATCATAAACTTTTTGCGCAATTTCCTCTTCAGGAATAAGCGTCTTTGATGGTTTTCTTTTTGCCAACGCAAAATTCTCCTGCGTAAGAACTTAGGGTCAACACCATCAATTGTTCTTATTCCATTATCGTGCTTGAAGTATAGTTTTATGCAACTTAGAGGATTCTGTCAATGGAAAACTTTTATTGGGCTCGATAAGTGTAGCCGGTTTGAAACCCGCGCCTGGAGCGGTAGACCTCGGGAGCGACATGGTAGGGGACACGGGTGAGCTTGTTCTTTGTTGGGAGCCGCATCTTGCTGATGGCGTCCGCGAGCAGGTCCAGGAAATCATCGTTGGCCCCGTTGGGGTATTCTCGGAGTTCTTTCTTGAGCTGGTAGATTTCTCCTAAATCATCCCTTGCAAAGACCTTACCGTTTTTGAGGAAGGGTTGTATGCTATCATGGCGGTCTTTCTTGCCAGAATGGCGGCTTCTTTTGATGGGAACGATGGTGAACCGCATCTCACGGTCCTTCTTGGCTTTCTCCATGTAGAACGAGAGCCATTTGGAGAAACACACCTCTTCCACACCGATCTTCCGGATGTTGTATGCCTGCTGGAGGGCGAAGATCTTCTCGATGATTTCGTCGGGGTTCCACCATCCCCGCAGGAGTTCCTTGATGTAGAAGTTGCTCTGGGCGTCGGCCGCGAACACACCGATGGCCGTGGGGTCACCTTTACGCTTCTTCTCGGTAGCGGCCGGATCCACGAACATCATGTAGCTGAAGGGTTGGCGCCGTTTCAGCCACTCGCTATCCTCGCTGAAATATTTAAGATCGCCTGGGTTCAGTGTAACATCCCCATCGGGCACTGGATTATTCATGTAAAGACAACTAAATTTATACTCATGCTGTTTGCGACGAAGTGCATCAAGAGCTTCAGGTGGAAACTCTTCTGGAAACAAATGCTTGGTATATTCACTCCCTGTTTCTGGATCTTTTTCTTTCCAATAGGCAGAAGTGATCATCACCTCAAATGTAGGATGTTTCTTATTCTCTTGAATAAGATCATTATACAAATCATCAAACGCCCATCGCGTTCCCACAATATGATGCCACGGAAGATTATCTTTGTTAATGGATGTCGTAGAAAGCGAAGTCACATAATTTTCATAGATCTTTTGTCTTAAGGCTGCTGTTGCCACATTTTTATCATCTACTATATCATCAAAACTGATAATGTCGTAGTGACGGGAAACAATAGCTTTGTCTACAGAAGCTGTTTCAAAGGTGTGCATACGAATGGTTTTATTAGTTCGGGCAGGAGTCGTAAAATAATCGGTGGTTCCTTCCTGGCTTTTCCGAGAAGGCGTATGTTCAGGAAACAAATGTTGAAACTTCTCGTTGGTACAAAAATGAGCACGAATCTCCCGAAGAAAGGATTCGCTGTTGCCCAAGGTATCCGCATTGATACAAATGGTAATATTAGGATCCACTAACGCCATCCTGATCTTTCCGCTAACAGTGATCAGGGTGGTTTTGAAATGTTTTCTAGGATGGAGGTGAAGTTGATTCTTATAAAGATTTTTGTCATAAAATCGACACAGAGCACGATGGAAATAGTTTTTAAGTCTCTTGTATCCCAACACGTACTTGGCAAGATAATATGTGTCCCTCAGAGCCAGTTCTCTTTCAACATCGCGCGACAAGCGGAGTTTCTGTCCCTCACTTAATCCGTCAATGATCGCGTCTTTATTTTTTAGAACATCACTTCGGGACACATGCATTTACTCAACGACCTCATACGATATATTGTATTCTCTCAACTCGCCCTCAACTTGCGTTCTCTCCATTGGAGATATGATCAAATTAGGAAATATCTTAGAAAACATGGAATACCTCCTGGAAGTGTCCATCATTTCCTGTATATATTTCTCAAGCAATTCTGGTGTCAATACGTCATCTTTAGATTTACTCATAACTATGTTTCTTTTCCTTTCGGCTTGGTTATCTTAATCCTTCCCAGAACCTCCCGAAGTGCAAGAAAGAGGGGTCGTGAGGCTCCCAGTCCAGCAAGTCCGGCCAGCCACATGAACCAATCGTTCGCATCTTCCGTTTTTCCCAGAATGGACGATATCTGTCCCTGGGCTTTTTCTGAAAGCGGTACGACCTAAATATGGGTTTGCCCTGTTTCGGCATCGGTGGTGAGGTCGACATCTTTAACCCCCAACATTCCGCAACCTGAAAACGGAAAAGAGAAAATAATGATCAAGAGGCCTGTTTGGATCTTTTTGTACATATCATTTGCTCCGATCTAAATAATGATCTGCATCTTTAGCTTTTTTGGACAAGCACCCATTTAAATACCTTTCTTCTGCAATACATTCCCAATTCCTCACCTGTCCTATAGTCACATGATCCTCATCTTCACCAATTGAAAAAAAAGCAATCCCCCCCTTTTCGGTGTAATAACGTTCCGCTTTAATTTTAAATACCGTGTACCCTGTTCTTTTAACAACAAAAGTCTTCAGTTCAACATCTTCCATTCTACGTACTCCAATCAATCAAATCGAACCGTGCCTTGTACCGAGCACTACCGGGGGTAAAGAACTGTCGCTTACCCGGACCGCGCTTATCCACTTCATCCCAATTCGAAAGAGGCTGTATCAGAGGGGTGTCTTCATCCATAGGCTTTGGACTACCCGCTTGGAACTTCGCTGATTTGAGTTCCGGCCCATTGAGAATTGCGTCTACTTTTTGGAGGTTCGCGTTTGTCGTCTTCAGTTTATGGACGGTTTGCTGATCGAGAACCATGGATTAGTCTTCCTCCAATACAGCCTGTGTTCTGTCTTCGAATTCGTCGAGCATTTCATCAATCTCCGCGTTGGAGGTGTCCTGGATGTCCACCACATGGGCGATTACTTCGTTCACCTGATCGCCAGCGTCTTTCAAATCCTTGTTTTTTACGCCACCAGCCGCTCGCTTGATGTCGCTTGCCGGATCCGCCCTTCGGAGACATTCAAGGGTCTTGGCCACCAGACTGACATCGCCCATGGTCACCGGCACCCCGTTGGTCACGGCCTGCGTCACCACCCCGTCCAGGAGCAGAGCGGTGTTTGCGGCGATGTTGTGGTACTTCTGGTTCACGGGATTCGCGGCGAGCTCCTGCTGGATATGGAGGTGGGAACGGAGGGTCTGGGTCAGATGGGTGTCGCGTTCCTGCTCGAGGCGATGCTCCTCTCTGGTGATGTAGTGGTCGATGAACATCACGGGGATGTCGTAGCGGAGGTTGCTTTTCACGAGGGCGCGGAGATGGTGGATGTCTGCTGCGGTGCCGGTGATGTAGAGATAATCCACCTGCTGCCATACCGCGGGCGGAACGGAATCGTACTTCATCTGGAACTCGTGGGAGACCATGGAGCCGGAAGGGGCGGACGGGACCACACCGGGCCTGTACCGGGCGATATCGAAGCTGAACGTGGTGGTGCCGGGTCTGGGCGGTTTCACGGCAACCGGGGCATCTTTTGTGTCTTCTGGCTCCAACAGAACCTCCTTTTGTGGTAAATTAACCCCAAACAACCCGTTTTGTAAAGGAATTTCTTATCATGAGCAATAATCTTGTTTCCATATGCATGCCCTATTTCAACCGTATTGAACCACTTAAAAAGACTTTACAATCATACCAAGATTGCGGGTACTTCGAATCAAAGACTTTTTCGGTGGAGGTTTGTATTTGCGATGACGGGTCCACCAAGGAGCCGATCACAGAGATTGAGCCGCGTCCATGGCTCAAAACGCTCCAACTTCCAGCGAAGGAGTCCTGGAAATGCGCTTGCGTTCCCATCAACCGGTCCGTGGAGATGTCTTCAGGGGCGCTTATCTTGCTCACCAGCCCGGAGGTCATGCACCCCAAACCCATCCTCTGGGAAATGTTCAGCAAACTGAGTGACTGGAAAGACACGGTTCTTGCCTGCGTGAAGAACTTCAACGGAAACAAGATAAGCTGGTACAGCCACCCTGTGCACCGGCCTGCGCGGTACTGGTGGTGCCAGATGATGAACCGCGAACTCTTTGACAAGGTGCATGGGTTTGATGAGTCCTATCGAAACGGAAGAGGGTGGGAGGATGATGATTTTGTGGAGCGGCTTGACAAGGCGAAATCCCAATGGAAATGGATCGACGAAGACCACTATGTGGAACACCTTTTTCTGGGAGGGAAGCCTGCCGAGGTGTTACGGAAGGGTGAAAACAAGAAACGGTTTTTCAAGAAATATGGGAAAAAGGACACGCGGGGATTTATATAAAAAATTTGCTCTCAAGATGATGTACCGCCTTTACGGAAGACAGGAGATTATTGCTTTTCCAGTAGAAGCAATACCTGCACATTCCTCCGCAAAAGGGTTCTTGATTTTTTACACGGTCCATGAAGCTTGATAAATCCCGGAGCCCCAGGTTTTCTTTGGGGTATTTCCGGCCCACCTTGTCCACGGCGTATTGCACCCCGCAACACGGATAGAACTCCCCGTCCACGTCCACCTTGGGATGCAGGAGCCCCAGCCAGCATTGCCCCGATCCGCGTTTAGACACTTGGCGATCTTGTACTATCACGTTTGGGCGTTCCTGAAAAACGGAAGGAATAGGAGATGGAGAAAGGATATCATTGCCAATGCGTAGATGGGTTATTTTTCCTTCTTTCGCCATACGCACCAACTCCCAAAGGTTCCTGTTTTCGCGGTCCACTTCGCGCCACATCCACGAGAACCCCACCCTTGCCCCTTCCGGTATAAGAGGCAGTTCCTTGCGCTCCCCGTCAAACGAGACCCGGATCCAGTCAAACATGCCCTGCTGCCTGAATATCGGAAAAGAGGAAAGATTGAGTCCGTTCGTTACGAGCCCCACCTTGATGTTGCAAGTTGTTAGATAGGCCACGAAACCCTCAAAATGGGGATGGAGCGTGGGTTCGCCTCCCCCGGTCAGGGTAACCGCCTTCAGGCGTCCGAAACTCTGCAACTCTCCCATGATCTCCAGAAACATATCTTTGCTCATATCCGGCATCTTCATGTCACGCTCCGACACGCAACAATACGAGCATTTCAATTGGCATCGGTTCGTCGGATTGAGCGACACATGCTCCGGCACGAACCGGTCCGCGCCCTTCCGCAACAAAGACCACAGAAGCTTGAGCGGATAATGGCCCGCCACCACCACATCATCTTTGTTCAAAACAATACC